TGATCCAAAGGCCTTATTTGTTAACCAATCCAAGCAACTGCTGTTAGGCAAGCCTGGGTATATCGCTAGATACTTTGGGCACCTAGACAATGCCGCTACCTACCGGCTACAGTATTACACCAATTACTTTGACTTTGGTAGCCCAACAGCCTTAAAAGTCCTTAAAAAGATAGGATTTGTGGTCATTGGCGGCTCTGGTGACGCTGTAGCCATCAAATGGGGCTTTGATTACAAAGAAAATTACAATAGTGAAACGAAATTGCTTGACATTGGCGTAGTTTACGAGTATAATATAGGGGAATACAATATTGCTGAATTCTCCAATGGTGTCGTCCTAGACCAGTTCCAGATCAATGCAGGCGGTACTGGGGCTGTCCTACAACTAGGATTAGAAGCAGAATTAAATGGTGATCCTCTTTCTATTCAGAAAATCGATGTCTATGTCGCACAAGGAAAAACAGTATGAGCAATTACACGAAAGCAACTAACTTTGCATCTAAGGATGCTCTCAGCACTGGCAACCCAGCCAAGGTTATCAAAGGCACCGAGATTGATGCAGAATACACAGCCATTGCCTCTGCCATATCATCCAAGGCAGACAGCAACAGCCCTACCTTTACAGGTACTCCGTTAGCGCCTACAGCCTCGGCAGGAACCAATACTACACAGATTGCCTCCACAGCCTTTGTTACCACGGCGATAGCAGCAGCATTTCCTAGCGGCGGTATTATTATCTGGTCAGGCTCTTCTGCATCTATTCCTAGTGGTTGGGTACTGTGTAATGGTTCTAATTCGACACCAGACCTAAGAGACAGGTTTGTTGTTGGAGCAGGTTCTACTTACGCTGTTGGCGACACTGGCGGCTCCGCTAATGCAATTGTTGTCAGCCACACCCACACTGCTACTTCAACAGTAACAGACCCAGGCCATACGCACCTTATTCCAAATACAAGGGCCGGTAGTCCAAACGGAGGCAGTACATATATTGCTGGTGCCGCTTCAGACCCAGCTAATACAGACAACACAGGTTCTAATACAACAGGCATCACTGTTTCTACCACTAACGCATCAGCAGGTTCTTCAGGCACTAATGCTAACCTGCCCCCGTACTATGCACTTGCATACATTATGAAGTCCTAAATGATTACACATCATTTTTCAGATAACTTGTATGCTAAGGAAACACAGTTTCCAAAGGGTACACAGATTATTCAGCATAAGCATAAGCACGACCATCTGTCTATTCTTGCTAAAGGCAAGGTAAAAGTTGTAGTAGATGATGAAGTTTTTGATATTGAAGCACCACACTGTTTTAATATCAAAGCCGATAAACATCATGGTGTCTTAGCATTAGAGGACTGTGTTTGGTACTGTATTCACGCTACCAACGAAACAGACATTAACAACATTGATGAAGTTTTAATTAAGGAGTAGTATTATGCCAATGGCAATGGCGGTTATAGGAAGTTCCATCATAGGTGGGCTTTCTTCAAGATCAGCAGCTAAACAACAAGCTGCCGCAACCAGGGATGCAGCACAGGCTCAATTACAAGCTGCAAAAATAGCAGCCGAAGAAGCCCGGTTTAGGCCTGTAGGCATCTCCACTAGATTTGGACAGTCACAGTTCCAATTTGGCCCTGAAGGTCGTCTTAGTGGTGCTAGTTATACTACATCGCCAGAGATACAGGCTCTTCAAAACCGACTTTCTGCTCTATACGGAGACAGTCTAGGGCTTGCAGAACAGGCTGTAGCACCTGCTCAGACTTTGTTTGGTCTTGGTCAGCAGTATCTTGCACAGACACCAGAGCAGGCTCGTAGTAAGTATCTACAAGAACAGTATGCAATGCTTGACCCTATCCGTCAGCGTGAAGAGCAACGCTTAGGCGCTTCTGTGTTTGGTCGTGGTCGTGCAGGCCTCAACATTGGCGATGTAGGTCAGCCTGAGTTGGCTGCATTGGCTACTGCAAGGCGCACACAAGACCTGCAATTGGCTGCACAGGCAGAACAGGAAGCAAGAAACCGTATTTCTTACGGCACAGGTTTGTTTGGAGAAGCCGCTAGACTAGGTACAACAGCCTTGGCACCATTCCAGTCTCAGTTTGGTTTATCTCAGTTGCTTGAGCAGGCAGGTCAGCAGCCTCTAGATATTGGTGCTCAGTTGGGTGGCAGATCAGCCACTGCTGGAGCACAGGCTGGAGAAGCACTCCTGCGTGGTGGTATGGCAGCAGCATCAACTCAACTTGGTGGAAGACAACAGCAGATTGCCGCTAATCAGTTAGCAGGCCAAAACCTAATGAACAGCTTCTTTAACCAACTTGGTTTTGGTCAGAAACAAGCACCAGCACCTATAAGCCAAGCAACTCCGTATTATCCAATGGGAACAGGTAGCGGTAGCGGTTTTGCCTATAACCCAGATATTGATACAGCAGGTGGTTATTATGGATCATCTTCAGGATTTGAAAACATGAGTGGTGGTTACAGCCCTTACTAAAGGAAATAGAAATGGCAGAGCAAACATTATTTGGTTCTTATAACCCCGAATTAATTAAGCAGGCTATCGAGGCTGAGAGGGAAAGTAATCTATTAGCGCAGGCTAAGTTAACCCCTCAGCAGATTACCTTGCTTGGTTCTGCTAGGGCTGGTCAGCAGTTAGGCAGTGCCTTGGGCGGTGTTGTGGGCAGCTTATTTGGCAATGCTCCTGTGCAGGACCCAAGACTACAGCAGGCACAGTTGGGACAGCAAGCCTACCAAGAAGCCTTAGATGCCTCAGGTGGTGATGCTTCTTCACCAGCATTCTTTAAGAAGTTATCAGACTCTGCGGCTAGGTTGGGTGTTCCAACATTGGCTCAACAGGCGGCTCAACAGGCTGCTAGGATAGAGTCTGAGCAGGCCCTAAGAATACAGAGATTAGCGTCAGCACAAGCATCATTAAGAGAGAAACCTGTTGCTGATGGAAGCAAAGAATATCAAAAGTATAAAGAACTAAAAGCACTAGGCATGAGTGATCCTGAGGCCCGTAATGCTGCTTATGGTATTAAACCTGCTGCTGCTGCCGGTGAAGAAGGTCCTAAAGTTGGCTTCAGCAAAACAGGTGCCTACACTAATCAATTTGGTGAGACTATACCTGCTTCTGAAATGACTAAGCAAAGGGCTGGCTTCCAATCAGCAGAAGATTTACTAAATAAACTAAATAAAATTACAGAAGAAGATATTAAACAAGCTGAGTCTTTTATTGATTATACTCAGGGAGAAACTAGAAAAACAATTGGCGGTAAATTTGCTTCTAAGACATTAGACGCTCAAACTAAGATTGCCGCAGGTCAACTTCTTCAACAGATTGAGGCATTACCACCAGGGTCTGCTTCAGATGCTGACATGAGGGCGGCATCAAGGTCGTTCCCAGGATATGGAGATGCTACTGCACTTCGTAATTGGGTTAACAGAACAAAAGCAGAATTAAATGAATCTTTATCTAGACAGTCAGAAACATATGGTTTTTCACGAAAAGTAAACGCAACTTCTTCAGTAGGGATTAGTAAACAAAAATCAAAGTCTTCAGCAAAACCAGTTGGTCTTTCAGATGCAGAGTGGAATGCAATGACACCGGCAGAAAAGGAACTGTTTAAATGACCTTAGAACAACAACAGGCATTAGCCCGTGCCCGTGCTAGACTTCGGGTGCAACAGCAAGAGGCAGAACCACAACCAAGCTATGAAGGCTTCTTTGAAACAGGTGTTCCATCAGAAGAGCCTGCACAGATAGGAACTTTTGGAAAAATTGTAAAAGGTGCCTTTGTTGATCCGCTTGAGGCCATCACTCAGATTGTAGGCGGTGAGGCTGGCAGGAGGGGTGTTGCTGAACGTGAGGCAGCCTATCAAGCAAGACGGCAACGGATGGGCGAAGAAGGTATTGAAGGTGCTCGTTTATTTGGTAATGTACTTAGTCCTATTGCTAACATACCTGTTTTAGGTGTAGCACAACGAGCAGCACAGGCAACTACCCTTGGTGGTCGTGTAGCCGCTGGTGCCGGTGCAGGTGCTGCTGGTACGTTGTTGCAGCCTGTATCAGAGGCCCCTAGTGCCTTTGGAGACTTTGCTGCTGAAAAGGTTGAGCAGTTGGGATTAGGTGCTGTTCTAGGTGGATTCATCCAAGGCGGTGTTGAGACTATTAAAGGTGGTTCTAAGTTCTTAGTGGACCTGTCTAAGCCAATGACTAAGAACGGTCAAAAGAAGATTATACAAGAATACTTTGATGATCTTGCTGGCCCAGATAAGGCAAAGTTTATAGCAGCACTAAACAAAGCAGATGAACTTGTTGAAGGCAGTAGGCCAACAGCAGCGCAGGCTTTAGCAGAGGTTCCAGAGGCAGTTAATCTATTATCAGCACAAGCCAGAATTGCTCGTACTCCAGAAGGTGCTCCTATCTTTGCCCGTAGAGAGGCAGAGCAACAGGCAGCAAGGTTAGCAGAATTACAGACTGTTGGTGGTACAGAAGCAGACTTGTTAGCAGCGCAGGCAGCAAGAACAGGGGCTACTGCTCCGTTGCGTGAAGAAGCACTGATGCAAGCAAACATTGCTGGCGAGTTAGCACCACGATTAGAAGCCGATGTTGCAGCTAGAGAAGCAAGCCGCATTCGAGCACTACAAGAACAAGGACGGTTTCAAACAACAGCAGCAGAGCAGGGTGTGTTAGCACAACAGCCATTTACCCCTGTTGCTGGATTACCTAGAGTTTCTAGCCGCTATAGCCCTAGTGTTGACCGTATTGTTGAGGCAACTGAAGCTGCTAAGGACACTGGAAACATCGTTGCACAGCGGACAGCAGAGCGTGACTTTAAAGCAATTCAACTACAAAGTTTAGCCGATGAAGGTTTCTTTCCTCTTCGTGTAAACGATATTGTTGGAAATGTAGATAAGATTCGTGTTGCCCCAGGGCAGAGATCATCAGAGGTTGTTCAAAGAACCTTTGATTCGTTGCGTCAGAAACTTACAGACCCTACTTATGTCAAGCCTAACGGAATTATTGATTCAAGAGATTTATACACAATCCGTAAAGAGATTGGCAATGACATTAAGAAGTTTGCACAAGAGGCTC